CCGCCATAAAAGAATTAGTGGTCACTGGCGGTGCTCCTATTTCCGATAACGCCAAAAGTTTAGCATTGATTAATCCTCGATTGTTGACCTTGGCAGCAGGTTTAAAAGATGGTTCTGTGTCCAATGCTGAGTTTGGTGCAGAAATGCGTAGAACTGCAGAGATAGCTCAGGAACAAGGCAAGACCATGGGTCAGACCAACGCTTTGGCTACGTTGCTGGGTTCAGGACTGTTTGGTGCTGGAGCAGAAATGTCCAAATTCACAAAATTCATGGAAGGATCCGCCGAGGCCATTGAAGATCAAAGAAAAGCAGAAGAGTCTGCAGGCAAAGTGGTGACAGATTTCAGCAACCAGATGAGAAAACTAATGAACCAGATCATAGCTGCCATATCTCCATTCCTGTATGGTATAGAATTATTCATGGCAGGAATCACCAAGGTGGTGTCTTTGCTGAACACAGGATTTATTAAAGGGCTGATAAGTTTTGCGGCCATCATAGGAGTGGTGTTGGTGGGACTCAAAGGCCTAGCTGTCGTAGTGGCCGCTACAAAAGCTGCTTATGCATTTAGCCGCAGCGGCAACGTAATGAGCACAGGCAAACAAGCAGCAATGGGACTATATGACAAAGCCAAAGGTTTTGTGATGGGTGGGGGATCTAAAGCACCAGCAGGTGGCGGAGGTGGCGGTGGAGGATCAAGCAGTGCCAGCAAAGTTTTAGAAGGTGTTGGCAAGGGAGGCCCTACCATAGGAGCCAGTCTCAAAAGTTTAGCTGGTGGATTGGCTGCGTTTGGTGTCAAAGCTCCTTTGATATTGGTTGGAGCCGCTGCTGTCGGAGCATCCATCGCACTGATTGGAGCAGGCATAGCAGGAGCAGCATGGCTCATGGGCACAGCATTCAGCAAATTTGCTGACGACTTGAACAAATTCAATTCGATCGACGGGCAGAATCTGAAGAGCGTTGCATCTGGAACAATGGCTCTGAGCGCTGCCATGGCCACTTTTGGTGTGAGCGGCATTGCTGCTGGTTTTGGCAAGTTGTTTGGTGGTGGGGGTGAATCATTAGCCAAAAATATCAATGCCACTCTGGATTCACTTGACAAAGGCAAAATAGACAGCTATACTACAGCATTGAACGGATTGAGCGAATCTTTTGCAGGATTAAACAACAACATGTCAAAAACTGTTGCCACAACTGGTAAAAATTCCAGTGACAAACTGGAAGAGTTAAATAGTACTATGAAAGCCATGCTGTCAGAACTGCAGAATCAAAAAAGATTTGTTAAACAAACTGCAGAAAACACAGAATATAATACATAATGAGTTGGAAAAGATATTTTAATCAGGTCAGTGACAATGAGATCTACAGTCGCACAGGCAGACTGGCAGGACCAGCCGCCACCAACTACAGTTCTTATCTACCAGATGTGTATTCAGGATCGCCCAATAGAGTGGAGCGATATGGGCAGTACAACACCATGGANATGGATTCCGAGGTCAACGCTGCATTGGATATTCTAGCAGAATTTTGCTCACAGATCAACAAACAGAATGACACCAACTTCAAACTAGATTTCAAACAAGCAGCCACCAACTCAGAGATCACCATTCTGAAACAATATCTACAGCAATGGTGCAAACAGAACAATTTCAACAAAAGAATTTTTAGAATATTCCGTAATGTGTTCAAATATGGAGATGCTTTCTTTATCAAAGATCCTGAAACCAAACGATGGTTCCATGTGGATCCAGCCAAAGTCACTAAAATTATTGTGAATGAATCAGAAGGCAAAAAGCCCGAACAGTATGTGATTCGTGATGTGAATTTAAATTTTAAAGATTTGATTGCTACCACTCCATTTCAGACCACTGGCAATGTCACAGCAGGTGGCGCTGGATATTTGACAGGTGGTGTGCGAGGCATGGTAGGTCAAGCGCCTGAACAGTCTGGCTCAAGATTTGCCACCAGTCTCAAAGAAATCGCAGTGAATGCAGATCATGTGATTCATTTGAGTTTGAGTGAAGGACTGGACAACAATTTCCCGTTTGGTAATTCATTGTTGGAATCCATATTCAAAGTGTACAAGCAAAAAGAATTATTGGAAGACGCCATTATTATTTACAGAGTGCAGAGAGCGCCAGAGAGACGTGTGTTCTATGTGGACGTGGGCAACATGCCCAGCCATTTGGCCATGCAATTTGTGGAAAGAGTCAAAACAGAAATACATCAGCGACGTATTCCTTCCAGCACAGGTGGTGGAACCAATGTGATAGATTCAGCCTACAATCCGTTAAGCATCAATGAAGATTTCTTCTTTCCACAAACAGCAGAAGGTCGTGGATCTAAAGTGGAAACACTGCCTGGCGGTACCAATTTGGGCGAGATTGATGATCTAAAATATTTTACCAACAAACTGTTGCGTGGATTGCGTATTCCCAGTTCTTATCTGCCCACAGGACCAGATGACAGCAATGCACAATACACAGATGGTAGAGTGGGCACTGCCTACATACAGGAGTTGAGATTCAACAACTATTGTGAAAGACTGCAAAATTTAGTGGCAGATGAGTTCAACAATGATTTTAAAAAATATCTTTTAGAAAAAGGTGTCAACATTGATTTGGGCATGTTTGACATCAAGTTTCAAACTCCACAAAACTTTGCTTCATACAGACAAGCAGAATTGGACAACAACAGAATACAAACATTCAGTCAGGTGGCAGCATTGCCCTACATCAGCAACAGATATGCACTGATGAGATTCTTGGGCATGAGTGCAGATGAATTGGCCGAAAATGAAAGACTATGGCGTGAAGAAAATGATGAAAAATTCAAAGTAAAACCCACCACATCAGCAGCTGAAATGAGAAGTGCAGGCATCACATCTGCCAACATACAACAAGATCTTGCAGCTCAAGAACCAGAGACCACTGAACCAGTAGAACCTGCGGCTGCAGGCACTGCCACTCCAGGCGAAACTCCCACCACATAAGCATAAATAATTTCATGCTATTGCGTGAAATCTTCTATTTTGATAAAAATGATGTGAACACTGCGGATCACAAAATGTATGATCCACAGCATGATCAATCCATCATTGGTGTCACTGACACACGCAAAACACGTTTAACTTTGCAACAGATCAATCGTGCTCGCAAAGCCAGTGAATTTCACAACAATGAACAGCAAAAAGATCTAGAGTTTGTGAGAAACATGTACAGCATTGCCAGCAGTCAACCCGCAGCCTAAATAAAGCAGCCGCACAATGGCCAAATTAGACAAATCCCTATACACCAAAGAAGAATGGCGTGCCATGCAAGCACAACGCAATTATGACAAATCTGTGCATAGAGCAATGAAATCTGGGCTACCCATACCGCCAATGGAGGTACAAACCGTGTCCGATTTCAAAAAGAGTAAAAAAAGTAAAATTTTAATTACAACTGCAACTACCATTGTGCCTCAGGATGAGCCGCAGGTCACTCCCGAACCCATAAGATTGCCATTGGAAGGCAACATTGCGTTTGTGCTGGGCAATGGCAGCAGTCGCAAAAACATACCCTTGACACATCTGCGTGAATGGGGACTAATTTACGGGTGCAATGCACTCTACAGAGAATATGCACCAGACTATTTGGTGGCTGTGGATGCCAAAATGGTCACAGAAATATGCGAAAACAATTGGCAATTGAGGTATCCTGTGTGGACCAATCCCAACAAAAACATGGAAAAATACAAAGGTCTTAACTTTTTTAAACCCAGTCAAGGGTGGAGCAGTGGTCCCACAGCACTATGGTTGGCCACAGAACATCAGCACACCACACTTTATATACTGGGATTTGACTACATAGGCAATGAAGAAGGCAAACTAAACAACATGTATGGCGGCACCCGAAACTATCGCAAATTGTCAGATCCTGCCACGTATCACGGCAATTGGCTGCGTCAAACTGGCATTGTAATACAGAAAAACCACAAAAAACAATATATAAGAGTAGTGCAGGATGATCGCAAAGGATTTCAAGCGGAAGAATTCCAAAGACACCACAATTATTCCGAAATGACCGTGAGCGATTTCCGCAATGCATTTTGCAGGCCTAAACCTGTGCAAAATTAGTCAAAATCGACCTATATCTGCCCACTTTTGACTAAATTTGTTAAATAAAGGTGATAGCCTTATCAAAACAACTAACCGTCAAGGAGACATAAACATGTCAGACAACACATCTAAATTCGAGCAAATGCTTGAAAAACTTACCGCAGATGACAGAACCGGAGCTGAAGCCCTATTTCACGAAATAGTGGTTGAGAAGTCACGTTCGATCTACGAAAATTTATTAGAGACCGACCTTGCTGATATCGCAGTGGAAGAAACTTCAACTGAAGAAACCCCTGTGGAAGAAGCAAAAAAAGACAAAGAAATGAAAAAAGCAGACAAAGAAGATTCTAAAAAAGACAAAGAAGAAATGAAAAAAGAATCTAC